TTTCTGGACTTGAAATCGCTGTCATTATGAGCGCGTTCTAATCCTCAAACTAGACCAATCTACTGTTAAACTTTCGCTACGAGAAAAGTTAAAGGAGCAATAAATGGCAAATACCGCTAAGGCACTGTTCAGGGGTGCTGCAACTACTACCCTGACTACAAATCTTTATACTGTACCGTCTGCTACTACTACTGTGATTACAAGTATTGCTGTTGCTAATACTGCTTCTAGCGCAGGTACATTCACTCTTTCTATCGGTGCTGCTGGTTCAGAGGTTGCTCTCTTTGACGCTGTCACAATTGCTGCCGATACAACTACTGTTATTGACTTAAAGCAAGTATTACCTACTACTCACGTGATTGACGGCGGCGCATCTGCAACAACAATCAACTTCCATATCTCAGGAATGGAGATTGCATAATGGGTATTCAAACAATTCCACAGCCTTCAAGTGCTGGAGTAACTCAAAAAGTTCAAGAGTTCACAGCAACAGGTTCATTTGTCACACCTTCTAATGTTACAACTGTTGATTTATTTTTAGTTGCTGGTGGTGGTGGCGGTGGTGCTACCAATACAAATGGCGTGGGTGGCGGCGGCGGTGCTGGCGGTATTGTCAAAAAAACTTTAACAGTAACCGCTGGTACTACTTACACAGTAACTATTGGTGGCGGTGGCGCTGGCGGAGCGGCAGGAAACAGTAGTGGAAGTAACGGAAGCGATAGCACTTTTGGAGCATTAGCAACCGCAACAGGCGGCGGCGGTGGTGGTTGGGGTTCTAGTTCTGGCGCTGCAGTTGGGCTTGCTGGCGGTTGCGGTGGCGGTGGCGGCGCAGATGACAATACTTATGTTTCAGGCGGCGGCGGTGGTGGAAATGGTAGTAATTCACCTGGCGGCTCAGGAATTTTTTTGACTTCAGGTGGTAGAGGTTCACAAGGTTCTGCTGGCGGCCCAGGAATTCGCGGTTACGAAGGTGGCGGCAATAACTTTGGAGCGCAAGGTGCTGGCGGTTGTGGTTTAGATGGTTACGGCGGCGGCGGTGGTGGCGGCGGTAAAACTACTACCAGCAACATTGGCCCTGCTTCAAGTGGTGGCGGTAGCGGCGGTTATAACGCCGCTGGAAATGCGGCAACTGCTAATACAGGCTCAGGCGGCGGTGGAGCAGGAGACAATGGCGGTACTGCTCGCGCTGGTGGTAATGGTGGTTCAGGTTATTGTCGTGTTACTTATTGGTCATAAGGAGATAAATAATGGAACAACACTATGTATTTGTTAAAAACAATGTCGTAGAACAAATTGCGGTTTTTGCTTCACAAGATGAAGCGCTTGCTGACCGAATCGCGCAAGAGCAAGGCTATGATGATGCTATTTGGGTTGGAGAAAGTATCCCCCAAATGTTTGCATCTCACGTTGATGGAGTGTTTACTCCCCCAACTCTTGATTATCTTTACGAACGCGGCATTGTGCAAGAAAATACTGCAATGATGGAAGTAAGACTTGCTGCAATCGAAGCGGCAAAGGCAGAAGAACAAGAATAAAACTTTTAACTTAAAGCCCTTGCCTAAACAGCAGGGGCTTTTTGTTTGGTGTCTGTTGGTTGGCTTAGATGGTGTTACTGTAAGATAGTTGTATGGCATTTACCTATGTAGCACCTACCAGTGACCGAGATAAGGTTCGCTTTCTCATTGGTGACACTGTAAGCACTGAAGCACATTTTCAAGATGAAGAAATAACTTACCTTCTGACAACTTGGGTTAATGTATTTGACGCTGCTATAGCCGCAGCAGAGATTCTCGCTGGTCGTTATGCTCATAGGAGTAACTACTCTCGTAGCGTTGGTGACTTAAGCATTTCAGAGCAGTACGGTTCGTCTGCTGCTGAGTTTCGTCTTCTTGCAACAAGCCTAAAAACTCAACGTGACCGTCTTGCTCCACCTACACCTGTTGTTAACTCACAGGCAATCAAGAACACTGCTGATAAACTCGTAAGCACGTACAACTCAGACTTCTATACTGGTCTGCACGACAATGTTGTTTAGGGGTTTGTATGACTTACATCAAAGGAAGTCCGTCCCACTTCACTGAAGATATGACGGAGACCATTACCGTCCATAAACAAAGCACGTTAGATAATTATGGTAAGCGTTCAACTGCTCAACAGTCAGCCACTCATAAGGCTCGCGTAATGGGTGAGATTCGACGTACCAGAGATGACGCTGGTGAAGTCACTGTAGAAGGTGGCAAACTTATAGTTTTGAATGATGCTGATATTGCAGTAGGCGACAGGCTTATTCTGTCTGCTGGTAGTGAACCAATGATTCTTGCTGTTGATAAGGTAACCTATGATGCTAATGGCACTACCGCTGTTCACCATACTGTCGTAACGTTTGGTAGGGGATAATGACTGCAATTGAGATGGACTTCAACCGTCTGCAACGTCTGTTAACTCAGGGGGGCAGAGGTGCTGTTCAGGCTATGGGTCAGGCTATTTATGCTGAGGCTGCTTTAGCGTTGCTTGAATCTAAAGAAATAGTCCCAGTAGATACGTCTGCGTTAAAACAGAGCGGTAATCTCAAGCCGCTTCGTGTTGAAGGAAATGCTGTTGAGGTTGTAATTGGTTATGGTGGTGTTGCCGCTCCTTACGCCGTAGATGTACACGAGAATCTTGAGGCTCGTCATCAACCTGGCAAGTCAGCCAAGTTTCTTGAGATACCTGTAAAACGGCGTGTAGCAGGTTTAGGGACACGTATTGTAGATGCAGTACAAGAAGCATTGGACGACCTTGTATGAGCGTTTTAGAGGCTGTAGGAACGTATATAGACAGCAATAGCAGTGACCTTACAATCGGCACAAACCTCTTTCTGTCAAAGATGCCTAACACCCCAGATTATTGTGTCGCTGTCTATGAATACAGTGGGATTGCCCCAATAGAAACATTTGGTGCTGCACCCTTTGAGATTGACCGTCCGTCTGTACAGGTTGTCGTAAGAGCAACGCGTGATGACTATGTAACTGCTCGTAATAAGGCAGAAACTCTTAGAACTTTAATTTGTGGAATGATTAACGTGTCTGTTAGTAGTGTGACCGTTCTTCGTGTAAAGTCTGCTGGGTCTGTACTACCGTTAGGAGTAGATGACCTTGACCGTCCTAGAGTGTCTTTCAACGTTGACTGTTTCGTGGACTCGTAATGACAACGGAATTAACCCCTGATGCCTACGCTAAAAGCGAAAAGCAAGATGACTTCCCCAGATGTTGGCGTTGTAACAGAATCTTCGCAGAACTCCTCACCCGTCCGTGGAAAATCAACTGTCAAAGATGTAAAGCAACAAACCAATCTCAGTAAAGATGCTATTGCTGCTCTTGCGCTCGCTTTAGATAGTTTGCCCGTAGGTGAAACCCCAGAATACACTTGGTGCGGTGTAAAGAGATTTGCTTATCAGTTACCAGAAGAATTACGTAAGAAACTATTGTTAATGATAGATGATTATGGCTTCACATCTTCACAGTTAATAAATGTAATAAAGCCGTACGCAGAACAGACTGGTGTTCATCTCACTCCATTCATCATTCAAAAACACCGTTTAAGAATAAAAAACACTGGTTGTTCTTGTAAAAAAATTGTTGGTGAAGTATGAATCCAGAAGATTTACAAAAAGCGTTAGATGACCTTCAAGTTACTGTTGAAACTGAGGCTCTAACCCCACCTCAACTCAAATCACGTTCTGCTGAATGGACACCTGGTGTTAGTTGGCAAGGTAATGAAGGAACAATCACAACGTCTGCTATGCCAGCAGAAGAATCGCCTGACTGGTCTTCTGTACTGCGTGTGTGGGGATTAGACCCAGATAAGTTCAGTGTTGTTGAACCTGTTTTGTTTAACGTATGGGGAAATCCAGACGGTGCTCTCAACCGTCAATGGAAGGGCAAGGTTGTTCAGAAAATTACTGCTGCTCAAGAGCAGGATATTTCAGAGTTAATTAAAGATGTTTTGAAGCAAAAGAAAAACACTCAACCTAAAGTTTACGGTGAGGGTGTATTTGTAGTTGTACTTGCTGACTGGCAGATTGCTAAGCCTGACGGTGATGGCTTGAAAGGTACAGTTCAGAGAATCCTTGAGAGCATTGACAGCGTTGAAAAGCGTGTAAAAGAGTTACGTCGTATAAATAGACCGCTTGGTCGTCTCATAGTTCTATGGACTGGTGACTCAATTGAAGGCTGTGTAGGTCACTATGCACAACAAACTTTCGGTGTTGAACTTGACCGTAGAGACCAAGTAAAGGTTGCACGTAGATTGTTACGTGATGCTTTAATGCGTTGGTCTAAGTTATTTGATGACGTTTCTGTAGTAGCAGTAGCAGGAAACCACGGTGAAAACCGTAACAGTGGTGGTAAGTCATATACCAGTCTCAATGACAATGATGACCTTGCTATTGTTGAACAAGTCGCAGAGATATTTCAGGCTAATCCAGAAGCGTATGGTCACGTTCGTTTTGCTATTCCAAAAGATAGATTGTCGCTTACGATTGAAGCCGCTGGTTGGATATTAGGAATCACACACGGTCACGCCGCTAAAATTGCAGGTGGTGGTACAGAGCAAAAGTTAAAACGGTGGCTTGAAGGTCAGTCTCTCGGAAAGCAACCAATTGGTGATTGTGACGTTTTGGTGTCAGGGCATTATCATCACTTCCGTATCGCTGACTGGGGTGGCTGTGTTTGGTTGCAAGCCCCAGCATTAGACGGTGGTTCAGATTGGTGGGAACAAATGACAGGTCATTCCTCAGATGTTGGCGTACTTACTTTCTGTATGTATGCAAATAAGAGAATTGCTGACGTAGAGGTATTGTGATGACCTTCAGCGACCCTTATGACATAGCAAACTACGCCGCAAGGCTTGTTAGTGGTGACCGACAGAATGACTATGGACACCCGTTAGAGGACTTCACTAGAGCAGGAAAGATATGGTCTGCCGTTCTAGGTGTAGATGTAACTGCCGAGCAGGTTGCTCTTTGTATGATTGGCGTAAAGATTGCAAGAGAAGTTCATTCGGAGAAACTTGACAATGCTGTAGACGGTATTGGTTATTGGCTGACGTACTTTATGATTAAAGAAAAAAGAGCAGAAATAGAGCGTCTGTCAAAGGAAAATAAGACTGTTGATGATAGCCTTGTCGTGACCGAGTCCACAGAGACCCTCGCCGCTGAAGAACCCTTGAGGTCTAACGGTAAGGGGTCTGTCCTGTCTTAAAGGAGTCAGAATGACCCAATACCGAGCATTGGTGGGGATTGACTATCCACCTGATAAGCGTGCTGAAGCAGGGGAATTAGTTTCTGACCTGCCTGAAAAATCTGCTACGTGGTTACTTGCACAAGGCTTGATTGAAACAACAGATGGCAAGACTTCAAAGAAAGTTGCCACAAAAATTGAAGAGCCTGTTGTAGAAGAAATCCCAGAAATTACCGTAGATAGTGTTGCGTTTGACGCAGATGCTACTGACGGTGACGGTGACGGCTTTGTACAAGACGGCACACCATTCCAGCGTCCAGTTGAGGAGAAATAATGCCTACGTTTCGTCACGGTAAAAATACCACTGTACTAAGTGATGATTTTGACCTTACTACTTATCTAAACAGTGCAAGCGTCTCTGCTTCTGTTGAAACTCCAGAGACAACTACTTTTGGCTCGTCTGACCGTTCGTTTATTGTTGGTCACAATGAGGGAACAGTATCGTTTGAAGGTCTGTTTGACGGAACTACAGATTCCGCAGACTCAATTTTTCACGCCGCTCTCGGTAACACTACCGACAAGGTAATTAGCGTTTCTACTGACAGCACAAGCGTTGGCGGTAGAGCAATTCTCGTAGATTCTGCTTCAACTTCGTATGAAATTAGTAGCCCACTTACAGATGTTGTTTCTGTTTCAGGCGAAGCAATTGCAGATGGGGGATTAGATTATGGTGTTTGGCTTGGGTGTAAATCAGCCATAACAACTACTTCAACAGGTACGAGTGTAGATAATGCTGCGTCATCAACAAATGGTGGTGTTGCTCATCTGCACGTAACCGCAAATACTAGAAGTGCTACAACCGTTGCTAAAGTCCAACACTCGTCTGATAACAGTACGTGGGCTGACTTAACAACGTTTGCAACAATCGCTCTTGGGGACACTACCCACGAGCGTAAGTTAGTCACTGGAACTGTCAATCGTTACTTACGTGCGCTTGTAACTCCTGGGGCTGGTACTGGTTCAATCACATTCAGCGTCGCTTTCTCAAGGAGATAATAAAATGCCAACATTTAGACACGGTAAAGCCGCAGTATTCAAGGTTGATAATGCCGCAGGCACATTGACCGACATTAGTAACACACTTAACTCTGTTTCGTTTCCACGTGAAGCAGAGACTTTGGAAACCACATCATTCGGTTCATCTGACCGTTCATATGTAATTGGTTTCAAAAACGCAACAATCAGCGTCGAAGGTTCATTTGATGCTACTGTTGACACACACCTTGCTGCTATTTTGGGCAAGGAAGAAAGCGTTTCATTCGAGTATGGTCCTGAAGGCTCAACCTCTACTTTTACAAAGTACACAGGAGAAGCGTTTATGACTTCGTATGAAACATCTGCTGGTGTAGGCGACATTGTTTCCTACTCTGCTGAGTTCCAAATCACTGGTGCAATCACCCGTGGCGCATACTCATAATAAAAACTAAATAAAACTAACCGAGTCCAACGAGACCAAAAGAAGGAGCAACCGTGTCCATTAGAGACCAAATCCTCGCCAAACAAGACATTCCATCAGAAATGGTGGACGTGCCTGAATGGGGCGTGAAAGTAGAAGTTCGTGGTATGACTGGCGCAGAGCGCACGCGTATTATGGACAAAGCAACACAAAATGCTGGTGACGTAAACTTACAGTTTGTTTATCCAGAGATTGTGATTGCTACCGCATTTGACCCCGAAAGTGGCGAGCAGGTTTTTAAGCCTGGTGACCGTGATGCCCTTCTTGCTAAATCAGCAACCGCTCTTGACCGTATCGCTGCCGTAGGTATGCGTCTGTCAGGATTTACCGCTGAATCCGCTGATGATATGGGAAAAGACTTCTCCGCAACGGATTCAGAAGATTCGTCTTTGAGTTAGCAGAACGGTTGGGACGGACAGTAGAGGAACTTCTCTATGGCAGTCCGTCTCACCGTGCTATCACTTCTCAAGAACTTACTGAATGGGAGTCTTTAGAACGGTTGCGACAATGGGAGCAGGAAAAGGCTAATAAACAAAGATAGGCGGTGAAGCGTGGCAACAGTTGTTGAATTACTGGCAAAGTTCCGCGCTGACTCCTCTCAATTTGTTGCAAACATTGAAAAGGCAAAAGCGTCTGTAGATGCTTTTGAAAAGGCAACAAAAGGTGCTTCTTCGTCTATCAGTGGAGATTTAGATAGAGTAAATAAAAAGAGCGTTGCTATTGGTGCTGCCATAGGTACAGCCATAGGGCAAGTCGCTACGCAAGCGTTTTACAAAGCAGGTCACGCCGCTAAACAATTTTTGGTTGACAGCATTGGCGGTGCTTCTGACTTAAACGAATCTATGACAAAGACAGAAGCGGTCTTTGGTTCTGCAACTGGAACTATTGTTGATTTTGCTAAAGGTGCTGCTACTTCAATAGGTCAGTCTGAACAGGCTGCTCTTGATGCTGCTGCCACATTTGGTATTTATGGTCGTTCTGCTGGTCTGTCTGGTGCTGCTCTTGCTGACTTTGCTATGCAACAGACAAAGTTATCTTCTGACTTAGCGTCTTTCTACAACGCAAAGCCTGATGAAGCCGCAAATGCTCTCGCTGCTGCTCTACGTGGACAGAATGAGCCAGCCCGTCGTTTTGGTGTTTTGATAGATGATATTTCACTTAAGGCTGAGGCTTTCAAGATGGGTATTATCTCCAGCACTAAAGAAGCGTTAACGCCTCAGAATAAAGTCCTTGCTGCCAATGCTTTGATTATGGCGCAGACTTCTGTTGCTCAGGGCGACTTTGCTAAAACATCTGAAGGTCTTGCTAACCAACAGCGTATTCTTGCTGCACAAGTAGAGAACGCTAAAACCAAGTTTGGTCAGGCACTTCTACCTGCTGTTCTCTCTGTAACTGGTGCTTTTAACACTTCTCTATTACCAGCGTTTACGGCTATGTCTGAAAAGTTTAAGGTTGTTATTGACCAAGTTTCACAGAGTCTTGCTCCAGTATTTGTAAACCTAAAAGAGATATTCACAAACTTATTCACCGCTATTCAGCCTGTAGTTGAAGCAGTTGGTGTTGCTCTCGCTGTAGCATTTGCAGTTGGTGTTAAAGCCGTAGAGATTTTCTCAAATGTTATTGCTGGTGTAACAGGATTCCTTGCTGATAATCAAGCAATTATGATTGTTGCTGCTAGTGCAGCAGGTCTTTTTGCAGCAGGACTCGCTGGACTCACAATAGCGTTCAAATTAAAAACACTTGCCGTCA